AGATAGCAGCACGACTTGCCGAAAAGACATCGTTTGGAATAATGGTTCCGTTGCCTGAAGGAACCATAAGCTCAGGCCCACGCTCGCCAACGATGTAAGGCGTGTTTGCACTGACTGGGCCGCCGTTGGCCATAAAGCCACCAAAGCTTCCACCGCCAAAGTCGCCAAGTGAGTTACCTGTAATACTTGGTGCGCCGGGGTTAAACCCACCACCACCACTGCTGCCACCGAAAAGGCCCAAAGCAGCATTTAAAATCGCTATCGTCACCATTTTTGCAATGATCTGACCAGCCATATCCAAGAAATAACTGGCAACACTTTTGAAAAAGTCAGACAATGCCTGCTTTGCACTTGTGGCACCAGTGATTGCATTTGTGAACGACTGAGAGAATGCACTGCCAATAGCGTTTGCTGCGCCAGTGATTTGGTTAATTGGATTTACTAGATCTTCTAGCTCTGTTTTCAAGCTACGAATGTTTTGTGTTAATCCCTCGACAACTGTTGGGTCTATGGTTTGGCGGAACTGGTCAAGACCTCTTGATTGCTGCTCAGAGCTTAGGCCAAGCCTTGGATCTGCAAGCTCTTCTTTCTTCCTGGCAAGCAAAATTTTATTGTAATCACTAGACGAAATCAAGCCTAATTCTTTTTGTCTGTCAGTAAACTGCTCCTCAAAAGACTTTCTTTGCTTGTCTAGCTCGGCTGTTATTTCTTTCTCTCTCCCCAGCCTGTCCGCTGAGAGTTCAGCAGTTCTTGCCGATTTTTCCAAGATTGCGCTATTTAGCTTTTGCTGGTCACTAAGTTGTTTACGAATGCCTCCCGAAACATCTAGACCTTTCCCTTGCGCCTCAGTAATCTGAATAGCCCTTTGCCTTATTTGCTCTCTCAAAGAACTGATAACTTGATTTACTTTTAACAATTCGCGTTCTTGTGTCAAAGCAAAAACGAGTTCTTTGTTTTCTTGTTTTTGCGCTTCAGCTATCTTGATCCTTAAGGCAACTTCGGCTTTCTGGACTTTTTCGGCAGCGTCTCTTGCAAAAGCAGCTTCTAGATCTCTAAAATCGGCTCGCGCTGGCCTTTTGGTCTTGCCTGTTTTCTTGCCTTCCCCATCTCCATCAAGGTCGGCGGCAGCAGGGGGAGTGATTTTATTGGGTCCGGCGAGTTTAGAAGGTACGTATTCAGGGAACAGAGACTCCCCTTGTTGCTCCGCTCTACCTAAAAAGCTTGGACCTAAAGTCACTTTATCTAGCTCTGCCTGCATACGCTTGTTGAAGACTTCTTGAAACCTTGGCCCTGAATCTCCAGCGGTCAAAGAAGCTCCTAATCCTTTGAAAAAAGGAAGCTTTTCTTCGAGTAACGAGCTGTATTCCCCTTCCACCTGCTCCCTAGATTCTTTTTTTATGCGCTCAACAGTCTTTTGATCGATTTGCTGAAGCTTTAGCAAAGTGTTAATAGCTCCAACAGCTTTACCCACAACAGCGTCAATGCCGTTTATTAAAAACGTAAAAACTGGGCCAAAAGTTTCAGCTATACCATCAGCTAAATCCTTAAGCAGAGAAGAAATGTCTTTGTAAAGCACAACTACTCCGCCAATTATGGTCTTTATCTGCTTTTCGTTATTGACAGTAAAATCAATTATTTTTTGCAGCAAGTCCTGGAATCCTGCGCCTGTATTCAGGAAGAATCCACCAAACACTTCTCCCGCTTCATCAAGCGCGATCTGAAGCCTCACTCCTGCTTTTTCAGGACCACTGGCTAAAGCTTCAGCAACCTCTGCATAATCCTCACCCTGCTGCTCGGTGAATCTGACGAATTTTGCAATTGTCACCTCTCCCTTCTTGAATTGTTCTGCTAACTCCTGAAGGCTGATCTTGTTCGCAGCAGCGAATTTTGCCACGGCTCCAGGAATACGTTCACCGATTTGCCCAGAAATTTCTTCAGCACTAGCCTTACCCTTACTCAGAACCTGAGTTGTGGCGAGAAACAATGCCTGCAAATCTTCTTGAGATTTACCTGCGGCAACGCCAGAAACAGTAATTCCCTCGTAAATCGCTTGAGTTTGCTTGACGCTAAGGTTATTTGCTTTTGCAGCAGCAGTCACGCCCGTATAACCTTTGATTACATCAGTAAGCCTGATTGCGTATTTCTTGCTGATTTCTCTAGCGAAATCAAGATTCTGGTTGTACTCAACAATATCCTTGGACACCCCGCCAAGGGCACCTTTAGCCAGGTTCAATTCAGCCACATATTCCGCAACGCCGCCAGCCGCTTCCCTTAGCTGTCCCACTTGTGCTCCAAGCGCACCGCCCAGCACTGCACCTCCAACTCCGCCTATCAAGCCGCCCCCTAGGGCTCCAATCGCACCTTCAGGCCCACCAAACACCCCAGCGCCTGCAACCGTGCCTGCGATCTGAGCGGCACCCTTAAGTCTTCCCCCGCGACCTCTGCCCTCCGCCTTGGCAAGCTTCTTGTCCAATTTGGCAAGCTCAACCCCCGCCTCCTTGAACTCTTTGCTCATAAGGTCTGCAGAGTCCCTTACAGCCAACAGCTCATTTTTTTGCGCACGAAGAGCATTAATTGAGTTCTTGGAATATTTAACGACAGTGCCGCTAGCCTCTTTCAAGGCTCTGTCTATCTTTTCAATCTCATCCCTGGCTTCTTTGAACTCCTTACTGTTCAAGTCAACAGAACGCCTAAGAGCTTCAAACGCATCTCTTTGAGCGTTTAAGTTATTAATTGATTTGACAGATGATGCTTGAAGCTGTTTTAACTTTTGGAGTAATTCTGAAAAATTGTTCTCAGCGCCGTCTACCTCAGCCGAAATCCTCTTCATCGAAGACTTGAGCTTCTCAAGTCCCTGAAGGCCATCAATCTGAGCCTTAATCTTTAAAACGGTCTCGTTATTTGCCATTACTTATCCGACTTGTTTAATTCTGAGAGGGCTGCGGCTTCCATCACCTGAAGTTCCTCCAGCATCTCACGGGGATTCTCTACATCATAAAGGGACATCAGTCCTGACGCACCAAGTAAAACCTCATACTTCAAGCCAACGTAACCTCCCATCGCGACAGTCCACTGCGTCTGCATTCGCAAAAACATCAATAACGTTTCCCAATTCTCTTCCCACACTTCAAAATGCTCTTCTTCAGGCACAACCTGACGCTGCGGCTTTAATCCAAATGCCGCTGCATCATCACTACTTTTATCTTCTACCTTTTTGCCGCCTTTCGCCCAATACTCGACGGCCCCTTTTAGTTTCCCAGCTTGGCCCCCTCGAATGTCTCGGTGTAAGCCTGCAAAACACCACGAATCCAGTAAGCGTCATCAGCAAATTCTTTCATGGTTGCCTGAGCAAACGGAACGGGCTTGCCTTCTTCGTCCTCGATCCCCTCCCATCCAATCAATACCGACTTAAGCAAATCAAAATCGCCTTTGTCAGCAAGCTTCTGAAACTCAGACCTTGGCACCCGCTTAAACACCGCATCAAAAGTTGAAGTCTCAAACACGCCGCCATCAGCAGGCTCCTCAACTTTCACAGGCCACTTAAAAGTCTTGACCTTTTTGCGAACGAATGCCATTGAGCAAGTTTAACTGCAATTAGCTTACAGCAATAAAAAAGCCGTGCTTCCCAACACGGCCATTGCGCTTTTCTCCAAGGGCCTTGACTCCCTCGGATCAACTATACACCAGCGCCAGCTCATCGTTCCCTGCCGTTGATGGGATCGCGGTGTATGGGATGTTCAGCATCGCAATGCCGTCTTGGTCGGCATAGCTCACGTCCCCAATGTCGATCCGCGTGCTAGCAAAATCAACGATGTTCCCAGCCGTGGTGCCATGCTGGAACGTGAGGTTGCCCAACGTGCCGTCAGTCAGTGCAGCAGTGAAATAATCCTTCGTGGCAATCGAAATCATCTCGATGGTCACACTGCCGCTTGCGTTGCGATCAGTGATGATCACTTCCTTGTCACAGCCAATCAACTCGCGGTAAACAACAGAATTTCCGATGTCCATGCTGATTGACTGCAAGCAGCCAGAGTAAGAAAGCAAGGAGAAGGTGTCTGTGTTGCCGTTCTTGAAGATCAGCGGTGTTGCTTGATTCGCGTAAGTAACGCTAGGCAATGCTGAATCATCAGGAGCGTTATAAATACCAGTAAACGTAAAGTCAATCGTAGGGATTTCGCCAACGTTTGCATTTAAGGTAAACGTGCCTCTTGCTCCAGTCACCTTGTGGCGGACACCATCAATGTTGTAGTGAATAGTGACTGAGCTAAACGATGCACTCACCGGGGCGTAAGTGACACTAACTCCAGCTGAAACAGTCTCGCTAAGCCCACAAGCCTTAAGAGCCCTGCCGTACTGAGGTGCAGTTCCAGGAGTGCCAGACCCTGCAAGCTCAACGCTGAAAGTACATTCAACGCGAGTGTTAGCCAGCAACTGTTCAGAAGCGCCTAAGTAAGGACGGATTAAATCACGTCCAACAACTTCACTTTGCTGCGGGGTGATGTTCAGATCCCTTACTAAAACCGCGTCGGTTCCGGTTGGAGTTGGATCGACTCCGTAGGTCGATTCTGTTTCGATCAGAATCAGTCGTTTCCTGAGAAGAAGTGGTGCCATTTTCTTGTGGGGGGTCGGCGGGAAGTGTTCGCTGAATCAGAGTGCGTTTTCCGGTTTCTGGATCGAGAAGATACGACCCACCTTGACCGCTATACTCGTCTTTCATCGTAATCCTTGCAACTGCTTAAACCTTAGTAGAGAGTAAGGTCTGCTACTTGCGTTCTATAAAGCACTTCGTAGTCACAAGAAAATACCCCTGCGGGCTGATCAGCATCAAAGAAATCAAAATTAGTAATTACAGGCTGAATATCAATCGCCAATCCACCCAGAGTCAAATCCGCCATCAACAGTGAGTGCATTGATTCAATTACAGGATCAGCGTCCGTATATGGATTGGATGATCTAACGGTAACGATCACCCTGACCCGCATTGTCCAGTCAAGCTTTGGAAGGCTTGTGTTCTGTTGGCAGGTGTCAGTTGTCGGCTCAACAATAAGCGCAGGTGATTCAGCCCTTGCTAATGCAGTAACCCTCGACCGATACACCCTCCCGCTAACGCCAGCGGTGCTGGCCAGTGTTGTGGCAATCTGGGCCAAGATTTGCTCGCGTCTAGTGGCCATTAGTTTTTCATCAACATGACTTCACAAAACGCACCATCATCAATTAAGGCTGCGCTTCTTACGGTGTAGTTTACGCCGTCCACCGTTATCGCATCGCTGTGAAGCAGGTTCTTGAATTTTGAAGACTCACAAGTAAGCTTGTAGTCAGTCGTAAGCACAACTCCATCAGCAATAATTTCTGAAGGCATATCTAGAATGCCTAGTCCTGAAATTGCACCAGCAACAACTGGCACCGCAAAATCTGATGTGCTTAAAAATATACTTAGGTCTTCAGTGAATGGTGCCACAGTTAATTAAGCGTTGAAGTAAATGGTCCAACCTTTTGCGATAAGGTTATTGTAGGCAGTGTTAGCAGCAGTAGACCAAGTGGTCTTACCTGCGTTAGTACCGCCAGTAAAACCTAAGGTAATGTTTGAAGCACCATTCGTGTCTAGCGAAACAAGAATGTTCTCAATTGACTGAGCAGAAAGAGCCGCATAGTTCCAAGCCTGTCGGAACGCATTAGAAATTAGTGTTCCCGTTGTATCAAACATATTGGCGGGGAAGTCAGTCAGGTTTGAACAGTTATACCAGGCATCCAAAAACCTAGTGGCACTAGAGAAATCAAGCGATGGGAAAGCTGTAATGGCAGTTGTTTTGCAGAAATTGTCGAAAGCAGTACCATTTGAAGTGTCGATCGACGGGATGCTAGTCAGGCCGGTGCAATCCATAAAAGTACGGGAGAAATCTGTCCCTGAAGAAGTGTCAATCAACGGAAAGCTTGTTAAGCCGCTGCAGCCGCGCCAAGCGCTAGCAAAGCTTGTACCACTAGAAGTATTTAATAATGGGAAGCTAGTTAGGCTGGAGCAGTTTTGCCAAGTGCTACCAAAGCTTGTACCACTAGATACATCCAATAATGGGAAACT